GAAATTGCAACCGCAAGCCTTGTTATGTATGGCGCAAGCTCAATAACCGCTGTTTTGAAGTGAATGCTTAGCACGCGAACGGCAACGCCAAAGTCATTGTTAAGTTGTTCAGCATTGGTCAATAGACTTTGGTCTATAATCAAGCCAAGCTCGCGGGCTTTTTTTGCTGTATCGTCAAGCCCTTGCCGGCCATTTCTAAGCATTTCAATCATGCCGATGCCGGACTTGTTGAACGCGGCGGCTGCAAGAGCGGCTTGTTGCTGCGCGTCCTTCACCGAGCCTATTGCATCGGCAACTAGCTTAAAGGCCTCCTCTTGGCTCTTGGTCGTTTTGATCTGTTCGAGAAGGTCGGGTCGTAGCTTTTTGAATATGCTAACAAGCGCGCCAGAACCGGCTTGCGCTTCACCAACCCGCTTAACAAAGCTAATCAGTGCCCCGTTCAAGGTTTCTTGCGCAACGCCCGCTTCCTCAGCGCTTAATTGCAGCACTTGAAAAAAATCAGACGAAAGGCCGGAAGCTCGCGCCCGCTTGGCTAGGGCGTCGAACTCTCCCATTGCCTGTTTCGCGCCATCGATTGCGGCGGAGAACGACATAACGCCCGCAACGGCGCTGGCAATGCCAAGGCCAAGCCCGCTAAACGCCCCGCCCGCGAATGCCGCAAATTTGCGGATGCCGCCCTGCGCGCGATCGAGACCGCGCTGCAAGCCTCGGTCGTCGGCGTCTATTCGGACTTCTAACGGAGGCAATGCCATTGTCTATTCGTACCCGTTTTCCATCCAATCGCGAAGCTCGTCCACGTCGCCCTGGGTTAGATTCCCGGCATATACGTCACCGCCTGCCGATGGCGCGTGGTACTCATATTCGGCCCAGAACTCAGAGAACGTCATATCCCAGAACTCGCTAGGCTGAATGCCCCAACCCCGCGCCAGGAGGTAAAGCGCCGTCCAGTCTATTGCCCCCGCTTCCTGGCTGCCTTGCGCCGTGCGGGAGCGGGCGGCGGATCGGCTTTTTTTGGATCTTCCTCTGCGGGCGCGAATGCAAGTAGCACGTCTTGGATCATAGCCGCGAATGCCCTTGAATCATCCATGCCCATCATTTCGGCATAAACATCTTCATCCGTCACCGACACGCCTGCATCTTGCAGCGACCGCGCCAGGATCAAGGCCAAGTGACTGACAGGCGGGCGGCCTTGCGACGTGCGCACTGCAACATCGGCAAGGCTTATGTTTTCGTCCTCAATCGATCTGAGAAGGCGAAGCGTTGGTGTTACCCGCACCGGCTCGCCCTTCCAGGTGATTGTGAAGTCCCGAAATACGCCGGGCATGGTTCACCTCTTACGGGCTTGCTGCGGCCCAAGTGATTGCGCCAGAACTTTCGAAAGTCGCGCTAAAGGTCGCCGCGTTGGCTCCATCTTCCCCACCGATTTCGAAAGTCGTGATGCCGAAATTTCCGGTAAAGGTTCCAACGCTTTCAATCTCAAAGACGAAGCTATTGAGAACGTCCGTCGAGTCCTCCGCGATATTAAGCAGCGTCAATCCATCGAGACGGCCCGAGCATGTCATGCTCATACTAAAAGTCCCGATTTCGTCAAGAAAAGTGCGGATGCCCGCATCATCTTTGTCCGTGATTTCGATATGCTCACGATTAATCGTCAGCGCATCGGTCAGCGCGCCCGCGATTGCGGTTCCGCCGCTCTTTATGCGAACCTTCCGGCCTGCTGTTTTAGCCATGATCTGCCCCCACTAGGTTGCCTTGCCTATACCATGCGGCCTAAGTCGCCGCAATGACACGGAATCGCAGCATGCAACGCCGCGTTTCGCCGTCTGAATCGGTGCTTGTTTCGATGCTTTGGCATTCAGTCTCGATATGCCCGGTGAACGCCAACGCCTGCCGGTGCAATAGCCCGTGCACAATCTTGCCGATGTCTTCCGCTTGCGTTGTGTGAAGTCGTGAATATACGTCAATTTGCACGATCGCATTGGTTCCGGTCGCGCCCTTGTCATTGTACCCCGTATCGCTAGTGATATCGAAAACAACAAGTGGAAAGGCCGAAGGGCTGCCCGAGTCGTCAACCTGCGGCGCGATTTCGTGAAAGATAGCCGCAAGCGGGCTGTATGCCGTGCTAAGCTGGCTTGTGAGGCCGCTCACATTCAACGCGGTGTAAAGTGCGGTGCGGAGTCCGTCTAGGTTCATCGGCCCGCCCGCCTCTTTTTGATTGCGGCGGCAAGCACTTGCTCGACCATGCTGTCGAAGCGCTTGCGCGCCTTCTCAGTCTCCGGCACCCAGTTGGGGCGTTTCTTAATCTTGCGTGTGCCGTATTCAAGCCAAGGCGCATAATCCAGTCGCGTGCCTAGCTCAAAAGTCCGCTGGCTAACTTTCCTGATTTCGACGCTATTTAATAGCCTGCCGGTATCTTGCGCCGGCGGTTGCCCTGGTCGTGATGCCGTATGCTGAAGGCTTAGGTTATGAGACCCACCGCCCGGCACGAATGCAACCGGCGGCCCGTCTCTCGAACCGGCCCGGATCGTCATGTATTTTGAACCGGGAATGCGGAAGTATGTCGTGCCGGTGCCTTGCTTGGCGTAATTCTGGCGGATGTTTCGCGCCAGGTCATTTGCTATTCTTTGAACCTGTAGCCCAACACGCTCCCGCGCATCCTCGCCCAGTTCATCCATGGCCCGTTGAAATTCGCGTGACCCTTCCAGCTTAAATTTCATCATGCGGGTACCCCGCGTTCCGCGATGATTTCAAGCCATTGATTGCGAAATTCGATGTTATTGACGCTCAATATATTGTAATTGATCGACCGGATTTGCACGCGATCAGCTTCGCGAATTGCTGTCGAGCAATACCGGACCACAATTTTGACCGCCGCATGCGCTTCCTTGCGCCCGTGCAAGACCGCTTCGCGCCCGCTTGTTTGCGTAACATGCCCGCGCGATGGCGTGCCGGATATCGTCGCCCAAGTCTCAGACCATGAGCCCGCGCCGTCTGCCGTTCTTGTGCGGCGCTGGAATGTAACAGGCTCGCGCATCATCCCGGCGTTATAATCGCAGCACTTCATTGCGGGCGGAACTCCACAATTTCGAAGGATACCGACATATCAATCGTATTTGATGACGAACGCGCCATGAATCCGATATCGGTCAGTTCGGGGAACGGGCCGAGCGGCGGGTCGAATTGGATTTGATGCAGCCCCGCCACTTGCGGGTATTCCTCGACAAGTCGCATCGCCTCATAAGGTGCGGCTGTTTGAAGAATGTTTCGGCGCTGAAATAAAATCAAATTCGCTTTCTTGTCCGCGTCACTTGATATGCTGATGCTTGTAATCATGATCTCGCGATAGCGTGGCACGCTATACACCGCAACCTGGCTTTGCCCCCGCGCAATGGTCGTGTCAGCAATCGTCGCCCAATCGGTCCCGCCCGCTGCATTTTCGATGACGATTGCCGCTGCATGGCTTGCCGCCGTTGCTGTGGCGTAAGTACCGGAGGCGCTGACATAGGCCCGATACAGTCTCAGGAATTGCTTGGTCGTGGCCGCACTCGCGCTTGCGCCTGCCGTTGCTATGGTCTCCGTGATTTCGTCGCCGTTGGCATCGAGGCCCTGCAATGTGACCGCCCGTGCGCCTGTGCCGGTCGCCGTGTCGTTGGCATTGCCGCCGGATTTAATGCGTAGTGCTGTGGCCCCTGAGACTTGCGGCGTGCGGTATATGCCGCCGATAGCAACGGGCGCAAAGGTTCCGCCGACGGCAAGGTTGCGCCCGAATTTGTGATTGACGCTGCAACCTTGCGCCAAGCCCCGCGTGATATCGTATCCGCTAGGCCAGGTCATATGCGGGCGACCTTGTATATGCCGAGCGTCGCGGCGGCCCCGCTGATGTGGTAGGCATCACCGACTTCGCAGGCGTCGCCCCGATGCGTGTACATGTAGGACGCAAGCTGACGGATTGCACGCTTGATCGGCGCGGGAACATCTGAGGCCGCGTCGCCGTATCCGGTCACATAGACGATTTCGATGGCGTTATTGGCGCGCAAGGCCACTGGCCAGGTTTGCCCAACTTTGAGCGTCAGGCGGCCCGGCATCCGTGCCGTGTCAATGTCAAAAACATTGCCGGGCGTAACGCTTGTTGCGCTGCTGTCCTCGTCATAAACCGTGATACTTGTCACGGATTGCAGCGGGTAGCGCGGAAGCTCCAAGCTCGCCCATGAGCCGCGCGGCCCGTAAAGCTGATTGATGTGGGTCTCGCGCCAGCCGTCCCACCAATCTTCGCGCGCCTGCGGCCAATGGTCGATACTTAGCCGCCAGCTTTGCGTAATGAACGCAAGCCCGGTCATGTCCTCGATTGATTGCCGCGCTTCTGCAATCAGATCATTCGCCGCGCCGTCAGGCAACGTCGTGGCGTCCACCACCAAATGATCGCGCAATTCACTTGCCGTCACCGGCTCGACCGCTGGCGCGCTGGTCAGAACGTTGCCGCGTTGCTGGTAGAGTTGCAGAGGCGCGCGGAGGCTCATGCGTCAAGGTCCCTATTTTTGGGCGGGCGTCCGCGGCGCTT